CGCGGACGCGGACGCTGTTACTGAAATCCTCGATGTCAAAGAGATCGGGGCAAACGAGAGTATGCTCGCCGAGTACCGGGCTGCCGAAGAACAGGTCGAACGTATATGGGAATTGCTTGAGCTTTGTCAAACCCGGTGCAGAAATGCCGTGAATTTCTACAATTCGGGCCACTGCCCCACCAGCGAAAAAGAAGGCAAAGAAGACTATGAACAGTGCTTCTCGGCGCGGCTACAGATGGCCGACGCACGCGTGCTCTCTAAACAGCTCGTGGTTGCGATGAGAGAGATTCTGGGGATGGAACGGATGGAGTGAGCGGATGAATGAAGGGACCCTCCTCCTTGGCAAGGAAGAGATCTGCGGGTATGCGCGCCGAGGTTGGGAGAAAATAGAAATATGGATCAAGAAAAAGCGATTCCCCGCCAAGAAAATTGATGGGAAATGGCAGTCAGATAAGGTTTTAATCGACCAGTGGTTCCGCCGAGTTATTTCTCCAAAATAGCCCGCCTGTCTAGTCTGGAAAACCATCCTGAAATATTTGTCAACCCCGTTTTGCTGGTCTGAGCCGGTCTGTGGCGACAGTGTGCCGGTTTATACCAGATCGCCCAAAAACCGGGTGTATGCTTCTGACATATGGCAGGCATCACACTCGCACAGGCAGAAGCACAACTCACAATCTGGCTTGATGCGATGACAGCGGTCGCAAACGGCCAGTCAGTCACGACCGGTGGGCGGACTTATAACCAGGTCGATGCCCGAGCAATCCGCGAAAACATCACATTTTGGGATCAGAAGGTCAAGCGGCTTTCGCGTGGAGGTCTCCGCGTCAGGGGGGCGACACCGGTATGAGGGCGAGTATCCGCACACGACGGGGCCATATGGAGATCCGGGAGAACATGGTCGACCGGGTCGTCGGCTATTTCTCGCCTGTCACGGCCCAGAGACGGTTTCGCGCCCGGGCGCAGATGGCGATCGCGGGCGGTTATGTGGGGGCTTCCCGGGCGAAGCGGTCTCTCAAAGGATGGTCAACGCGGCAGGGCAGCGCGGATTCAGATACGCTGTTTGATTTGGGCACGCTCAGGAGCAGGAGCCGGGACCTTATCCGGAACACACCGCTCGCAACGGGCGCGATCAACACGGTTTCAACCAATGTCGTGGGGACCGGTCTCAAGCTCCAGTCTCGGATTGACAGGGACGTTCTCAGCCTCACGGATGAAAAGGCCGACGCCTGGGAGGCGAAGACAGAACGGGAATGGCGGCTTTTCTCAGAATCCCAGGAGTGTGACGCGGCACGGACGCTGAGATTTGCAGAAATTCAGGCGCTTGTCTTCCGGCAGACCCTGGAAAACGGTGACGTGTTTGTCGTGCTCCCCCGCTTCGAACGCCCGGGATCTCCGTACAGTCTGAGACTTCAAACCATCGAAGCCGATCGAGTCTGCAACGAAAAATATCAGGCCGACACAAACGAGCTTGCAGGCGGCATCAAAAAAGATGGCAACGGCGCGCCGGTCGAGTATCAGATTCTCACGGGACATCCCGGTAATTTGATGAGGGTAAAAGGGCTCGAATGGGAAAAGATCCGGGCCTTTGGTGCGAAGACCGGTGAGAGAAACGTCCTTCATCTCTTCACAACCCTCCGGCCCGGTCAGAGCCGTGGTGTCCCTTATCTGGCGCCGGTCATCGAATCGCTGAAGCAACTCGACCGCTACACCGAGGCCGAGCTGATGGCGGCGGTCGTGAGCGGGCTTTTCACTATTTTCATCAAGACCGAATCGGGCGACACGACCCTTGATCTTGACGATCTCGCGGACGAGACCGGGGCAAAATCGAGCGATACGGATTACAAACTCGGAAACGGTGCGATCATAAGCCTTGCCCGTGACGAGGATATTCAATCGGCAAATCCTACGAGGCCAAACGCGGCCTTTGATCCTTTCGTGATCTCGATTCTCCGTCAGATCGGCGTGGCCCTCGAAATCCCCTATGAAATTCTGGTCAAGCATTTCACGTCGTCCTATTCGGCGGCGCGGGCGGCGCTCCTCGAGGCATGGAAGTTTTTCAACGCTCGCCGATATTGGCTTGCCTCAAACTGTTGCCAACCGGTCTACGAGGCATGGTTGCGTGAGGCTGTGGCTATGGGGCGGATCGGGGCGCCGGGGTTTTTCACGGACCCGATCATCCGCAAGGCATACTGCGGCGCTGAATGGGTGGGTCCGGCAAAGGGCATGATCGACGAATACAAAGAGGTCCAGGCCGCCGAGAAGCGGATCGACCTGGGTGTATCGACCCTCTCTGAGGTGACGGCTGAAATGACCGGCGGAGATTGGGAGAAAAAACACCCGCAAACGGTGAAGGAACACGAGGCGCGGAAAAAGGCGGGATTGACCGAGAAGAGGACCCCTGAAAAACTCGGCACGGAGGCAGGCAAAAAAGAGGACACGGTAGACAAGGAGGACAAGGAGGACGAGGAAGAATGAAGCTCCTGGATATTCTGACATCCCCGTGGTGCATCGTCCCTGAAAAACTCCTCGAAATCCAGGAGATATACCGGACCCATCTGCGCGGGGAAAAGATTGATATCAAGGGCATTGAGACGAAGATCGAAAAACCTGCTGATGGTGCGGATGAGAAAAAACCATACCAGATCATCAACGGCATCGCCGTGGTCCCCGTCCATGGCGTGATTGCGAAGCGTATGAACCTCTTCACGCAAATTTCGGGCGGCGTCTCAACCGAACTTCTAGGACGCGATATCCGGGGGGCCTTGGAGGACGAGGAGGTCACGGGGATCATCCTTGACATCGATTCTCCCGGCGGGACGGTGGACGGCACTCAGGAGCTTGCGGAGGAGGTCTATCGGGCCAGGGAACAAAAGCCGGTGGTGGTGTTTTCAGACGGGATGATCGCGTCGGCAGCCTACTGGATCGGCTCGGCCGCCCATGGGGTCTGGATCAGTGGGGATACCGTACACGTGGGATCAATCGGAGTCGTGGCCAGCCATACGGATTATAGCGAATACGAAAAGAAACTCGGGGTTAAGACAACCGAGATTTACGCGGGGAAATACAAGCGGATCTATTCGCAGTACAAGCCCTTGAGCAAAGAGGGAAAAGAAACGATTCAGGACCAGGTTGATTATATTTACTCGGTCTTCGTTAACGATGTCGCACGAAACCGGGGGAAGAGCGTTGACGCGGTCCTCAAGAACATGGCGGACGGCCGGATCTTTATCGGCAAACAATCGGTGAAAAACGGTCTCGTGGACGGTGTTTCCACGATGCCCGATCTCATAACGCGGATGGCCGCCGGTGACGTGGTCGGAAGCGGCAATCACAAAGTATCAAAGGAGGTTAAGACCATGACAGCAAAGGAATTGCGTGAAGAATATCCCAACGAGTGCAAGGCGATCCTTGAGCAGGGAAGAGAGGAAGGGCATAAGGCCGGGCATGAGGAGGGATATGAGGAGGGGCTGAAGAAAGGGGCCGAGGACGAGCGTGAGAGGATCAAGAGCGTGGAAGGGCAGCTTGTCGCGGGCCACGAGGAGTTGATCGCCGAGTTGAAATTCGACGGTAAGACGACCGGGCCTGAGGCGGCCGTCAAGGTCATCGCAGCCAACAAGGAAATTGAGGCCGAACAGCTCGAAAAAATCAAGTCCGATGCGCCCAAGGCGGTCCCCCATGCGACAGCCCCTGAGGGCGAGGGGGAAGGGACATCCGAGCGCGGTTTTCTTGAGCTCGTGGAGCAGTACCAGCAAGAAAAGGGCTGTTCCAAGGCTGAAGCGATGCAGGCCGTGGCCAGGGAGAACCCCAAGGCGCATGAAAAATATCTGGCAGACTCGAATCAATAAGGGGGTCTGCAATTACTGACGAGGAGGTCAATCATGTGGAATGAGGCGATAAAAACATTTACGGCGGGAGAAGCCCTCGAGGCTCGGCGGCGGGTGAAAATCGAAGGCGGGACCACCACGACTCCGCCCGAGGTTGTTTACGCCGATGCCGGGGACGATTTTATCGGCGTCACCGAGTATGCGGTCGCAGACACGGAAAAGGTCGCGGTCAAAATGAACTCGGCGCAGGGGACGTTTGAGGTCGAATGTCTGGTCGACAGCGCGATCGTGCGAGGCACGGTCCTTTATGGAGGCGATCACGGTGTGGTGACGGACGCTTCTAGCGGGACAGCCCAGGGGATCGCCCTTGAGGTTGGCGCCGACTACCAGCAC